GGGCCTGGTATGTAAAACTTTGCGCGTCCAGTTCCAACACTTAGAGTTCCTGGAACCGTGAAAATCTGCACTTGATAGGTGAACTGCTGAACACCAGGGGCGCGAGTGGTTGTAATGAGAACCCTGTTTGGGGTTTCGGTAGTTATTACTTGAACTATATTTTCCGTCATCGCGTCACCTCTGGTGAGAGTACGAATTCGCCTTGAAGTATTCTGTCAACTTCATTTGTGGGCGAAATTATCTCAATGTCATAAACACCAGATGTCAAAATTGCCCTTGTGTCTTCAGCGCGCATAAACAGGGTGATTGTCCCATCTTCTGGGTCTGGGTTCCCAAGCGTAATTCTGAAGGTTGACAGGTTTTCGGTTGTTAATTCAGCTATTTTTGTTGCTGAATCAACGTATTTCCTGACCTGCATTCTTGCCGTGTAGCCAGTCAGGTCCCAAACGAGAAACTCTGGGCAGACTTCTGGGTTGGCGCAATTAGCTGGGTAATCCGGATTCGTGTATTGCAGTGTCAGTTGAAGGTCAAAAGTTGACCCTTGCTGACAAGTAATGTTGTATCTTCCTGCAACCATTGACACGTGTTTTCTCCATTCATACGCCTAAAAAATTGTAGATGAGATAACGCCGCTTTGGGTATACCCGTATTTAGAGGACTGAACCAGAATCCTTATTTGGTCCAACCTTCTTAAGTCCGAGAGCTGCAGCAATTGACAAAGCCAAAGCTGTAACGCCAACCTTAAGGTTGTCGGTCTTTGTAAGTGAATCAAAGTCCAATCCAGCAGCCATTGCTGAACCCAACCAGCCTGTCAAGAAAGCCATTACTGCTCTTTCAGCTGTATCTTTGATGAATTTCGTGCTCATGATGTTCTCCAGACAGCGACCGCGTTGGTCGCTGTTACTATTTTACTCGCATTACGACTTCCTGTATGTCAAGGGATTACTTGCTAGTATCGCGCTATGGATAATCATGGCCTATACCCAATTATCGTTCTCCAGTCAAGATACCGCGGTACTTACGAAGGTGGAGAGTGGTTTGCTATTAGCGGTTTTGAAAATCTGTCTGGCGGTCTGATTGACTACTTGGAAGGTGATGATTGTGATGCAGTTGATTTCTGGGATGCCAAGCACGATTTTCCAATTGCTGTAGGAAGCACACCAAATGAAGCTGTCAATTTGTTGGTAGCTAATTATTCAAATAGTGGAACAGACTCAATTCCATACAAAACGGTAATCAATTCAACATCGTTCAGTACCAACAGTCACTCAGATTTTAAAAACACACACATTGAACGCACTGGCTTTTACGAAAAAAGCATGGGGTTTGGTAGCGACTAATTAAATCTTTGCTAGATTTCATCAGTGCACAAAAAACGCAAACCGACAATAGGTTACATAACTGGAGACTGGGCGTGGGGGACTGACCCACTCCAGCCAAACGGTTGCGCTTGGTATAGATGCAAGCTACCAATGGACCAACTCAAAAAATTTGGATGGATGACTGGCCTCGGATTTCCTGGTTTCACGAATGAAAAAGGTTTTGGGTTAATTATCAATGATGGAAAAATAATCCACGGCTGGGACATCATCGTATTCAAACTCTTGATGCAAAGACAAGTCCTTGAATACATGCCACGGGCAAAAGAATTAGGACAAAAAATCGTTGTTGATATTGATGACTGGTTTGATGGTTTAGAACCAACAAATAGGGCATATGCGGCAACCGACCCAAAGAGCAACCCAGATAACAACCGAGAAATTTATTCTGAAATAATAATGCGTGCTGACGCTGTCATAACTTCAACTCCGTTTTTGTATGAATACTATTCTGCAAAAAGAAGCAATGTTTATATGGTCCGCAATGGGATTGATATTGAGCGCTGGAAGCCAAGACGCATAACACAAAACCATAGGCTCAAGATTGGCTGGGTTGGTGCAACGCCGTGGCGTTCTGGCGACCTTGAACAGCTCTCTTCGTTTATGGGTCCATATCTCCAGAGCAGAAAAATGGTTTTTCATCATTCTGGCCACACGAGCAACGGCGCTCCAACTGCAGCTTCGCAACTGGGTATTCCGTCGAGCATTGTAAGAACCATGCCACTTGTTCCAATCGGTTCATACCCAAAGCTTTTTGAACCAATTGATATTGGGATTGTTCCACTTAGTAACGTCAAATTTAACCACGCTAAATCTTTTATTAAAGGACTTGAATACGCCGCAGCTGGTGTTCCGTTTATTTCTTCATACTCTCCAGAATACGAATATCTTGCAAAGGAAGGCGAGATTGGTCGCGTCGCATATAACGACGATGATTGGGCTTATCATTTTGATGAATTACGCGATAGGCAATTGCGTACTGACGAGGTGGGCCACAACCTTGAACGGCTACAAGATTTCACAATGACCGCTAGGGGCCCAGAGTGGGATTCAGTTTTTAAAAAAATACTTATTGATAATTTTAACGAGTCTGGTTCTGTTTGATGAACGATATAGCTTGGACATTTGGAATTATTACCGTATATGAGGATAATGCTCGTTTACTGGAAATATTATCCAGCATACGTCAATTGAATATTCCAGAGTATGAGATTTTGCTTGTTGGCGGTGGCGATTCAAGTGGGGTTGATGGCGAAGATATTGTAAAGATTGATTTTGACGAATCTGTTAAGCCGCGATGGATTACTCGCAAGAAAAATATTCTTGTTCAAAATGCAAAGTACGAAAATATTGTACTAATGCATGACTATCACATCTTTGATTTGAAATGGTACGAAGAGTTTAAGTCATTTGGAACAGACTGGGAAATATGCTCGTGCCCTCAATATCTAGTTACTGGCGCCAGAAATCCAATGGACTGGTCATTATGGGACAAGCCGGGACACGGCAGAGCATGGTCGCTCGACTATAGCGACTGGACGCAGACTCAATACATGTACATATCTGGTGGATTCTTCATGATTAAAAAGCACGTCATGATTGAGGAACCTCTTGATGAATCGCGCGGGTGGAACGAAGAAGAAGATGTTGAGTGGTCAATGCGTGTGCGCAACAAATACGTAATGAAGTGCAACGGAAATAGCATTGTCCGTCACAACAAGTGGCATAGACACGCAGGGCCCAATCCAAATGAAAAATAACTTTCTTGTCATCTTTGACCTTGATGGGGTTCTGATTGAATCACGAGAAGTTCACTACGATTCGCTGAATATCGCTCTAAGTCGAATTGGACAAGAGTATGTTATTTCCGAAGAAGAGCACCTATCCAGATATGACGGTCTTGGAACAACGACAAAACTAAAGATGCTCACTGAGGAAAAGGGTTTACCAGAGTCAGCGCATCAACAGGTTTGGGAAGATAAGCAAAAAGCCACTCTCCAAATACTTTCAGGTTTTCCCAAAAACTATATAGCCATTGACATAATGCAGACGCTTAAGGAAAAGGGTTGGCGAATAGCTGTTGCATCAAATGCCATAAGAGACACTGTTATTACGGCACTAGATGCAATTGGTGTGCTCAAATATGTCAGTTACATAATGAGCAATGAAGATGTAAGGAACCACAAGCCGCACCCAGAGATGTATTGGCAATGCATGGTTTCACTTGATGCATCACCTGCAAATACTATAATTATTGAGGATTCCCATATCGGCAGAGAAGGGGCGCTTAGTTCGGGAGCAAACCTACATGCAATAAAGAACGCCAGCGACTTGAACAAAGAACGTTTAATGCGCTTTGTTGATGAAATAGAGACAAGAGGCAAGAAGCCTGTTGCATGGAGGAACGAAAAAATGAATGTTTTGATACCAATGGCTGGAGCTGGTTCACGCTTTGCACAGGCTGGATATACGTTTCCAAAACCGCTAATCGAAGTTAACGGGAAGCCAATGATTCAAGTTGTTGTCGAGAACTTGAATATTGATGCTCACTTCATATTTCTTGTTCAAAAAGAACATTACGAGAAATACAACCTAAAACAAGTATTAGGACTCATCAAGCCAGGTTGCGACATTGTTTTAGTTGATGGAATGACCGAAGGTGCTGCATGCACGACGCTTTTGGCATCTGGTCTAATAGATAACGACGAACCATTATTGATGGCAAACTCCGACCAGATAGTGGACTGGAATAGCAACGAGTGCTTGTACGCATTTGGAGCAGAAGGTGTTGATGGTGGGATTCTTACATTTAAGGCAACTCACCCAAAGTGGTCATACGCGAAGCTTGGAGATGACGGCCTTGTCAATGAGGTTGCAGAAAAGAACCCAATTTCAGATAATGCCACAGTTGGGATTTATTACTGGAAGCACGGCTCGGATTACGTGAAATACGCAAATCAAATGATTGAAAAAGATATCAGAACCAATAATGAGTTCTATGTATGTCCAGTATTTAATGAAGCAATTCAAGATGGAAAAAAGATTCGGATTAAGGAAGTTCCCAAGATGTGGGGCATTGGAACACCAGAAGACCTCAACTACTACTTGGAGAACAATAAATGAGCAAAAGTAAAAAAGATTATCTAGCTATGCAAAATTCATATTATGACGAATATGCATCAAAGTGGTCACTTGATTTCAGAGACCCAGTTGTCGGCTCATACGACGCACACAACAACTGGTCAGACTATGACAATTTCTTGTTCAAGGACTTTGATACAAATGGTCTTGTAGCACTTGAATATGGATGCGGACCCGGAAGAAACTTGGTCAAGTTTGCAGACAGATTTGCTCGAGTTGACGGAATTGATATATCTGATGT